GAATTCTAAAAGCATGGGAAAAACTAGATATGCTCTAGATGCTATAGATAAGATAGGAAAACACGTGGATGTACAAAGCTGGCAGGGTAAGATGGATATAACTAGCAAGGGAGAGCAAGTTGTCTATCCGCCCCTTACTGCTGCTGAAATTGAGAAGTTTGATAGGGATATAGAAAATGAAATATGATACTGCAGAAATGAATAGCGAAGTTCACACCAATGGGGCAAAGCTCTATAGAAGGCTTTGGAAGGCTGAGCCTGTATATACCGGTGAGAAGCTTAGAGAGATTAGAAAGAAACAAACTAAGGAAGCTTTGAAGGAAAATGGAATCACAAGTACCAACGTCTACGAGTGGTGAAGCTTTCAGGCTTACTGAAGAAATAGCAGAGAGTTTCAGGAGTGCGACATCTGCTAAAGAACTTACGGAGTTGGGGCAAACAGCACGTAAGCATATGGAGAAGATTAAATCTGAGGAGATCGGTTGTTATCGATGGCTTCAGGAGTGTTGGGCTTATTATAGAAGGAGATTAAAATGAAAATAATATGTACATGGGATACTGAGGCAGAAGACGAAACAACGGTAGAGTTTAAAGGTTTTGATAGCAAGTCACGAATAGCTAGGCTGGATTTTTTGAAAGATGCGATTTGGGAGCTAGAGCAACAATACAATAAGGAGTACCATCGCTTTATTGATCAGGGGGTGAAATGAGTGAAGATCTAGAGAGAAGGGTTAAGGTATTAGAGAGGTGTATTGAATTACACCTTACTAAACACAGGGAGCCCAACCTTGATTCTTTTAAAAAAGACCATATGGAACTGAGTGATGATGAGTTTAAGGCTTTCGTTAGGGATATAAGGCGCTCGCTTATAGTTTCCGCGGTGGAAGCTTCGATAGCAGAGACATGTGGGGGTGGGGGCAATGACTAAATTTGACCAAGATAAAAACCTCATGGAGCAGAAAGAGCGCGTTAAGACTCTCGTCAACGACAACCTTGCTTTAAAGCGTGAGAACGAGAGTTTACGTAAGCAGTTGGAGGCGTGTAAGCTTGAGGGTAAGGTGAAGGAAGAAAAATGGATGAGGGACACTGAGATGAAGATTAAGAAGTATCGGGATGCTGCTGAGTTGACTGAGAGGGTTAATATGTTTTATGAGAGTGAGGAATAATGTCAAGTTTTAGGCTTCCTGGTGGGAAGGAAGAGATATCGATGTGGGATCAAGTTATAATGGAGCGCTTCCGCAAGAGGATGCATGAGGTAGTTGGTGAAATAATTAAAGACGCACAGGAGAGGTTTGATAAAGAGGTCTCGGAAAATATGGATGACCTGATAAGAACGTTTCTCGGTGAGGTTAAGATGAATCACTCCTTGTATGCGCATTTGGAGAATCTCGAGACTAAAATTTTCATTAAGGCTTATTATAATGATGAAGAGCTGAAAGATGAGTAAAAGGGGTTTCCTCAGGTGAAGGATTATTTTGAAAATGTAGAAGCTATGAGGAAGATACGGAAATGATTGAATCTATTTTACACGGCTTATTCTTAGGCTTAATAGGCGGTATATTCCGCTGGAAACATGGTGGTGGCGAGATAAGCAGGTCTATTGCGATACTTATGATATCCGTTGGGCTAGTTGTTGTTACCCCCGCTCTTCACGAGCAAGAAAACCTCTGGGTTATTATTATTGGCCTGGTGTATCTTGGCTTAGCTCCTGGTTGGGGTAAGTATTTCGGCGCAATTACTGGTGAATACCCCACTCACGAGAAAGAGTTGTTTTTCATAGACTGGATGATTGACCCGTGGGGGGCAAAATATCCATACCTTGCTGGCACAGTTGGTATGACTTTGCGTTGGCTTATTTGCTTTGCTCCGTTGTTTTTCTTCCTTGATTGGGCGATTAATAAGCCCGTCTACAGTTTGGGTATTTTAGTTTTAGTTGGGCCGCTATACTGGATTTGCGGAAGGATTTGGGGTAAGGACCAAAGAGAGTTTACACAGGCTGAGATGTCTACAGGAGCTTTGCTTTGCTTTGCGTTGGGGATATAGATGAAAGATTTTTTTACATATATAGCTTTGCCTTCATTAATATTATGTGCAGCATTTATATTTGTCATAAGCACTTCTGAAAAAAACGAAAGCTGGAAAGTTCTCCACGTCTATGATGGCGACACCATCACTGTAGATATCCCTGAGCTTGTAGACCCACTAGACGACCTTAAGTGGAAGGTGAGGATACGTGGTATAGATACCCCTGAGCGCAACAACCGTGCGGGATGTGAGGGAGAGAGAATAGCGGCTGAGGTTGCAAGGGATATGCTTATTGATATATTAGCTCAATCTCAGAGAAAGGTGACTGTAGGTAATCTGCAGCACGATAAGTACGGAGGAAGGATTGTAGCGGACATATATACAAAAGAGGGAAATGTTGCTGATATTATGATACAATCTGGCTATGCTCTGTTTTATGACGGTGGCAAGAAACAAAATTGGTGCGATTTATTAGATGACTACGGTAGACCAAGACGAATACAATAAGAAGCGATTTATAAAACATAAGTGTGAGCAGGATTTATTATTCTTCACACGATATTTCTTCAAGCAGAACAAGGGCCGAAAGTTCGTTGTTAACTCTCATCATATTGAGATAGCAAGGGCTATGCAGATGGCTTTAGAGGGAAAGATACCTCGATTAATTATAAATATACCGCCTCGTTACGGGAAAACAGAGTTGGCGGTTATTAATGCTGTTGCTTGGTGCTTAGCTAAAAACCCTTCTGCTGAGTTCATGCATCTCTCTTATGGTGACGACTTAGTTACTAAAAATAGCAGTGCGGCAAAGGAGTTATTTTTATCAGAGGCTTACCAAGAATTGTGGCCAATGGAGTTAAAGGCGGATACTCAAGGTAAGAAAAGATGGTTTAATAAGTCTGGAGGCGGGATGTATGCCGCACCTGCGGGTGGTGTTCTTACTGGTATGGGCGCGGGTAAGATTGAGTTTGAGCCGCATTGTGGCGCTATAATAATAGATGACCCCATTAAGCCAGCGGATTCATGGAGTATTCCAGAGAGAAGAAAGGTTAATGACCGATATATGTCAACAATAAGCAACAGGATTAATAGTGAGGAAGTTCCGATTATTCTCATTATGCAAAGGTTGCATGAAGATGATTTAAGTGGCTTTTTACTAAACGGCGGCAGTGGAGAGGCGTGGCACCATCTGAAGATTCCTGCAATAGATCAATCTGGTCAGGCTTTGTGGCCTTTTAAACAAACGATTGAGGTGCTCAGAGGCAAGGAGGCTGCAAACGCTTATGAGTTTAGTGGTCAGTATATGCAGAGCCCATCTCCTATTGGCGGTGGTGAGTTTAAGAAAGAGCACTTGCAGTATTACGACAATTATGACCCTGAGTTTACTTGTGCGGGGATGAATCTGTATATACTTTACGATCCAGCTAACCAGAAGAAGGCCTCAAGTGACTACACTGCTATGGTTGTGTGGGGCTTGGCCACTGACAACAACTATTATGTTTTGGATATTGTTAGGGATAAGTTGAATCCTACTGAAAGAATTAACAAGCTAATTGATCTACACAAGAAATGGAACAAGAAGAGTGGAAAGCCTCCTAAGGTTGGTGTAGAGCAATATGGGATGATGACTGATGAGTATTATCTTAAAAAAGCCCAAACCAAACTAAATTATAGATTTCCTGTAATATCTCTTGGTGGCAAGTTGAAAAAAGAAGATAGAATCAGGCGATTAATACCATTCTGGGAGAGTGGACGTATTTACTTACCTAGAAAAATACTTTATACTAACGTTCAAGGAGAAATGAACGAGCTTGTTCAGCAATTAGTTGGAGAAGAGCTTTGTGTTTTTCCGGTTGGCCGTCACGATGATATGATAGATGCAATGGCTAGGGTGGTGGATTCTGAACTTAATGCTAACTTCCCTGCAATAGAAACTATATATTTGGAAAGAGGTCAATCAGAACGAGATGCTATGATGGGATCTTATGATGATAATGATTTTATGAGTTGGTAATACCATGCTTTCAGATAAAGAACTAATTAAACAATTTAAAGAACATCAGAAACGCTCAGATAGAGGTTTAGCAGAGCAGAAAGAAAGAGCTCGTGATTCCCATGCTTTCTATGCTGGAGATCGAATGGCTTACGAGGCTACCGTTACTGATAAAGGCCGTAGGCGCATGGTTGTTTTTAACAAGGTAAAGCCTTACGTTGATTCTGTTGCGGGATTAATGGTGCAGCTTAGAAGAAAGCCAGGATATGACGCAAAAGTAAGGGAGAGTAGAAGGCAGCTTCTGTATAGTACATTTTTAAACTCTACTTCGGATTACTTGAGAGATAATGCTAATTTAGACCAGCTAGAAAGTAGGCAGGATAAAGAGATGCTGATTGCTGGTTATGGCGCTCTTGATACAAATATAACATATGAAAAAAACCCAGACGGAGATGTAGCTGGCGAAGTGGTAACTTTCTCTGATGTTTCATGGGACCCTGAGGCAAGGGAGAGTAATTTATTAGATTCCCGTTGGATGACGAGAGAAAAGAAATATGCTCTTGAAGAGGCTTTAACTCTTTTTCCGAATAGTGAAGAGGAGGACTTTGAGCCTGCTGTGGATTACCAACAAGGGGCTTTTCATTATAACCCAAACGGTGGGTTATACGACAAGATCGCGTATGGTTGCGAGCGGGACAATGACGGTAATGTGAAGGTTTATTACTATCAGTACTGGGAGAGGGTTAAATATTGGAGGGCTGAAAATCCGATATTTAAGCTTGGAAATACTGAATCTCAGGATGTGTCTCTAGTTATGCGTAACAGATTAATTGCTGAGCAATTGTTGTTTGAGATGGCGGCGATAAGAAAGGAGCGCCTAGAAGAGTTCCAAGATGAAAACGGTGATAGTGTTGAGGATATATTTGAGTTTGATCCAAGGCAGGAAATGCTTTCTATGACTCCGGATATTAAGCGAGAAGTTCAAGACTTGTTTGATCGCTTTGGTTTAGAGGTTGATTTCATTGAGAGTTTAAGGCGCGAATACACTACCGCTATACTTTCGGGCAAGAAGGTATTCAAAAAATTCCGTAGCCCTGATCAAACTGGCTTTACCATTAAAGTGAAGACTGGTAGTTGGGATGAGGAAAATTGTATTTGGTTTGGAATGGTGGAGTCACTTAAGGAGCCTTCTAGATATTCCAATAAAGCTTTAACTGAAATGCTCTTTGTTATCGCGTCTAACTCTAAGGGTGGCGTGATGTATGAGAAGGGTGCTGTTACTGACCCTGTGAGATTTGAGCAGCAATGGGCCACCACAAGGGCTGCTATTGCTGTAGAGGATGGGGCTTTATCAGGAGGAAAGATTCAACCCAAAGCTACCGCTAGCCTTCCTAATGGTTACCAGGAGATCTATGGCATCTCTAATACCTCCTTGAATGAGGTATCAGGCATTAATCCTGAATTCCTTGGCTCAAGTTCCAATACCCAAGTTTCAGCGTTGTTAGAGTCTCAGAGGATAAATCAAGTCATGAGCGCTTTAGCTTGTTATTTTGACTCGATCACGTTGTATCAGAAAGAACATGCACGCTTGATGATTACTTATATGCGTATGTTAGCTCAAAACTCGACTAATAGATTGATTAGGGTTGTGGGCGAGGATGGCTCTACTGAATTCCAGGAGTTAATAGAAGATAACTTTGCACAGGAATATGATGTGGAATTGCAAGAAGTTCCTACAACGCCAGCGCAGAAGCAGGAGCAGGCACAGATTATGATTAACTTTGCTCAGAGTGTCGCTCAGTTTGGCCAGAATGTTTACACTGTTGCCATTGATTACTTGCCAATAAAAGACAGTGACAAGGCTAAGTTGAAACAGCTCTTATCCCCTCAACAAGCTGAGCCAACTCCAGAGGAATTGCAGGCCCAGCAAGAGGCTAGACAATTGTTAGTAGAAGGTCAAAAGGCTCAAATTGCTAATCAAATTGCGGATACGCAGAACAAGGTCGCAGATAGTGAGTTAAAGCAAGCAAGCGCGCTTGATAAAGCTCTAGCTGCGGAATTGAAAGCCGCCGAATCAGAAAAAGTAGAAGCTGAAACGGTGCAAAAAGAGATGGAGAACGCAATAATAGCGCGTAGGCCGTCTGTGGATAATCTTAATATTAACATTTAAAAGGTAAAATATGAATCTAGATGCGTTGGAGCAAGAAGTAGCAGAACAAGAAAAGGAATTATTAAAACTTCAGGAAGAGGAAAGTGAGCAGCCATTAGCTAGCCTTCCTCCTGAAGAGGAGCAAGAAGAGCCTCAGCTTGAGGAAGAAGAGGAGGTTGAAGAGCTCGAAGAGCCCGAAGATCTAGAGGAGGAGCAAGAAGAGATCGATGTTGATGACGAGCCTGAAGAAGAGTTAGACACAAGCAGTAAGGATGGAAAGGCTTTTGCTAGATTGCGAAAGGAGAAGAAAGAGAAAGAGAGAGAGGCCCAAGAGTTGCGTGAGAGATTGGCTAGGTTTGAGGGCGCTCAATCAGAGCGAGATGCTCAAGCTCAGCAGGCTGCGCAACCAGTTGAAAAAGTCGAACCGGAGCCTGATTACGAGATGGATCCAGAGGCGCATTTAAAATGGAGAAGTGACAACCTTGAGCGTAAGATAAATGAGTTTGAGCGCAAGCAAGCTAGAGTTGAAGGTGAGCGTGCGTGGGAAAGAATGGAAGAAAGTTATGCAAACTCTGCAGATGGAAAGAACTATTTGGATGCTAAGAATTTTTTAGTACAGCACGAAAAAGAGCGCATAAAAAGCCTTCATCCTAGCGCATCTGAAGCTCAAATAGCTGAGCATATAAGGGCGGAAGAGTTAAAAATAGTAGCGGCTACTGCTGCTGTTAAGGATGACCCCCTATCAAAGATAGAGTTTTTAGCATATAAGGCTGGATTTAGACCTGGAGAGAATCAAGAAGAGGCTCCTCAGGCTCCTAAAAAGAGAAATATGAAGAAGTACAAAGAGAATGTAAATAAGAGCGCATCTTTAATAGGCGGCACTCCAAAGGTGAAAATGGCCCCTCCTTCTTTGCAGGATATGATTAATATGGATCTTGATGAGGCGGCTAGTATGTCGAATCGCGAATTAAATTCGTATGGCTAGTTGATATCTTGACATTAATAGGGATTTTTGATGTAATGGAGCTATGGCGGTGGTCAGCTCACATTAAAAAGCTCGTATGCCATTTACTCTGCGTATCCTCGCCCTCACCAGGCCGTAAAATTGGTTGATCTTTTAAGAGTAATAACTATTTAAATTATTTTTTAAACCAATGAGGTAAATCATGGCTAAAACAAGCATGTTAACCACTAATGCATTAACTATGCAGTGGTGGGCAAAAAAGGGCTTTATTGATATTTACAAGAAAGCACAATTTGGTCGTATGTTCGATAGAGGATCTATCTTTCGTGCGGAAGAACTTGATCGCGCTAAAAAGGGTGATGAAGTTACATTTAGTTTCAACGGAATTCTAACCGGTATCGGTATAGGTGAAGGTGGAACACTTACAGGTAATGAAGAAAAATTAGACCTTCAAAGCCACACAATGAAATGGAATGTATTCCGTCATGCGGTATGCAGCCCAAATGAAGATACAATTGAGCAAGTTCGTACAAACGTAGATTTCGACAAAAATGCTCGTGAGCTTCTTCCAGAATTTCACCGTTCTCGTCTTGATGCTTCTGCATTCAACCAACTTGCTGGTGTGGACTCTACTACTATCGAAGTTGACACAGCTATTTATTCTGGTGATGACAGGACGTTTGTTCAGGGATTAAACACAGTTAACGCACCTACAGCTAATCGCATATTGCGGGCTGGTGGTACTGCCACTACTGACGAGCTTCTTACAACTGCTGACACTATGAATCTGGATATTATTGATGCTGCAATTGAGACTTTACAGCGCACATATCCTTATGCTGGTCCACTGGAAGGTGAAGAGTTTGATCTATATGTTTCTCATGAACAAGAAACAGATCTTAAGAGAGATAGTACAGGTAAAATTCAATGGTACGGCAATTATCTTGCTACTATCCAAGGTGGTGACACTATGGATAACATGATAATGAATGGCTCTAAATATGGAACTCAACGTATTGGTAAATATGCCAATGTAAACATCATTCCTACAACCCGTGTTGCTACAGGTGTAGATAGTGTAACTAACGCTGCTATCCCTACTGTTAGACGCGCTGTGTTAGTGGGAAAAAATGCTTTATCTTTCGGTTCTGCATTTTCAGGCGCTCTTTCTGGTGATAAAGAAAGAGGTGGTGAGGTTCCATTCAAGTTCTCTACACAATTAAAGGACTATGATTACGATTCAGGTGTTGAAGCTCGTATGATTTACGGTCTTAAGAAAGTGCAGTTTTCTAATGAGGATTTTGGGTCACTTGTTATTTCAACCTACGCAGCACCACATGCTGCCTAATTAATTATAGGAGATAAGAAAATGACTACACCTACAATTTTTTCAGATGTTGCATCTAATCCTTTTATAGCTAAGGGTGAGCCTCAGGGTAATCTTTCTGAGAAGACCGTTACAACTGTACCCGCTGCAACTGCAGTTGATACAGTTATCGGTATTCACAGATTCGAACCTGGATACTCCCTTGTTGCTTTAGACTTGAGTGTTGATGGGCTTGATACTGGCGCTACAATGACCTTAGATATTGGTTATGTGTATGACAACGGTGGAAGTGAAGTCCTAGATGCATTCTTCGATGGGCTTACAGAAGGTCAGGCTGGAGGCAGTGTATTCTGGCCTCAAGGCACTGGCGCTAAGCTAGTTGGTGAAAGTTTTGTTGCTACTGATTGCGGTTATCTTGCCGTTATCATTAGAGACGCTGTAACTGACACAGAAGGCGACATTAGAGCTATTCCTACGTTCACTTATGATCTATAGGATATAGTACAATGGCTGATTTTGGGACTCTCAAGCAGGAAATATCGGAAAAGCTGTCTGACGGCGATATGATAGACCCTAGCGAGTCCCAAATTGGCAATTCACTTAATAGAACAATAGATAGATATCGTAAGAAGCACTTCTGGTTTAATGAGGCAACTGCAGTTATTACCTTAAATTCTGGTGATGCTGTTGTCCCTAATATTCCGGATGATTTTGGACAGCTTGTTGTGCCTAACGCTCTTACAGTTAAATTCAGCAACGCCTTTTATCCCTTGGAAAAACTAACCTCGCTGAAGTACGATATGCTTAATGTCGAAGGTTTAGGCTTGCCGAGTGGGTATGTTTATAGAAATAGACAAATAGAATTATATTATTACCCAGATCAGGATTACACTTTGTTTTTGCGGTATCTTAAGAAATATGAACCGCTTGTAGATAATAATGATGTAAATGACTTTACTGAGAATGCAGAAGATTTGATAGTCGCTAAGACAGTAGCAGATTGCTATGTAGATTACAGAAGAAGTCCTGAGGATGCGGCTGTTTATGAAAGTATTGCAAAAGATGAATACAGTATATTAATGGACGAGATGCGAGATCGTTCTGCCACAGGTTATTTAACTACAGAGAATATAGTTGATAGGGGTGGTGATTCATATTATGGGGGGGATTACTAGTCATGTTTTTTAAGATAGGCGATCAATTACGTTTCGATAAGGCTGATTCGGTTAGTATGCTCGATAGAGTCCTTCTTATGAGAGACCCTGATGATAACAACGAGTCAAAACTGCTTACCGCTACTGTAGATCAATTTAATGATGCGGAGCGCTTAAATTACAAGCTTGTCGAGAAGTTATCAGATTTTCCTGAATGCATATCGGATGTTATTACCCTTGCTAATAACACCACATATGAGATTAACGGCGACATCAACCTGGGTACATGCAGATTAGAGGCTGGGGTAAATAATACTTTGTTTAGTAGTAACTCTCAGGCAAACTCCCTCACCTATACTGGCTCAGGATCTCTATTAACCGTTAATAATCAAAGTATTAACGTGCGTGGTTTGCGTATGGATGCAGCCTTAGGGACTATATTTGATATTAAGGGCTCTGGTGCTGAAAATATTATAATACAAGAAGTTATATCTTCTGTTTCTGCAAGCATTATAAGTGTTGAAGATATCAATCAGATAATTATGCATAAATGTGAGTTCAGTAGTTTTACATCTGGTTTTGTTCTAACTGGCTCAAGCAATAATAATGTTGTTGTTATACGGAATGAGTTTGAGGACTTTACTGGCTCTGCTATCGATATTACTGGCGGTGTTACAAATCAGTTCACAGCTTCAGATAATACGTTTAACGCTGCCGCACCTGAGATTGGGATAAGCGCTGATGCTGACTCAAATCTAAATGAGGCAGGAAGACTGATTGGCAATGTATTTACTAACGGCCTTACTCCTATAGACGGCTTTAATGTTGATACTCCTAAGTGGACATTCCTTGCTAACGAGGGGATACAAAGCGACACAATAAATAATTTTGTATTGGTACAGGAGAAAAACGACTTCCCTGCTCCAGTGGCTGGAGTTATTACACTTCTAGACAACCACACATATCAAATTAACGGTCAAATAGATCTGGGCGCAGATAGAATAGAAACTGGCTTGGGAAACACCATCTTTTCCAATTCCTGGACTGTTAACTCGATAACATATACTGGTGCGGGCTCAATGTTTACTATTGTTGATGATGTTTTCACAATGAGGAATCTTGATCTTACAGCCGCAACCGGAAAGTTGTTTGATATACAAGGCGTGAATGGGCCTAACGTCCTTAATTTTGTGCAATTAAATCACGTGAAATCTGATAGTGCGCAAGAGGTTATGACTGCTACAGACTTTGATATACTGCTACTGGAGCATGTTTATTTCGATGGGTTCACTGATGGTATCACTATCACTGGAGCTAATAACAACATATTCCAGGTTAACAACTCGTACTTTAGTAACCACACAAACAGTGCTATATTACTTACAGGGAGCACAACATCAACTATAGAGATAGAGGGCTCTACATTTTCAGCTCCTTCTCCAGCAGTTGGGATAACTGGTGATGCGGGCTCTGCTAATGTTACGGTTCAAGGAACCATTATAGGCTGTGACTTCCTAATCGGAATAGATGCTTTAGTGGGCATAAGCGACCTTGATACAGGGTGGTTTATTGAAGCTAATACAAATATAGTAAATACAAATGACAAAAGAGAGTATATTCTTGTAAAGAGTAAAGATGACTTCCCTGCTCCGGTAGCTGGAGTTATTACTTTAGATGACCTGGTAACATATGAGTTAAATGCCTCTATTGACTTGGGTACCGATAGAATAGTCACAGGTACAAACAACACAATTACTGGCGAGAACGCTTTAAATAACGTGCTTATTTATACTGGCACGGGAGATATGATAACTTCCACCTCCAATCTTTCGATGTATAATGTTGGGTTTAGCGCTTCTGCAGGAGCTATTATAAACCAAACTGGTGCGAGTTTAGTTATAGAGAAGTGTTTTTCTATAACATCTCAAGATCTAGGGACACTAACCGATTGCGATCTATCTTATATTAATGAGTGTCAATTTGATGGCTTTACAGATGGTTTTGTTGTTTCGGGGGTCTCTAATACAAATATAGTATTCCGTGAAGTTTTGTTTAGTGGTTTTACTAACACCGCAGTAGATCTAACTGGGGCTACTAGTATGTGTGTGGGTATTTCCGATTGCCAATTTAATGTACCATCTGGAGCAATAGGAATAGATGGAGATGTCAGCTCTGCAAATGTAACTGCTGGTGGCCGTATAACTGGCACAATCTTTATGGATGTTGGGACTTATGTAAACAATATAACTTCTGGGGATCTTCTTTGGAGATTTATAGCTAATTCTGGTGTTCAAAATAGCAGGACTGTTGGCTCGGTGACTATGCAGAATAATGCCACAACCACCACTTTGGCTGTAACAAATACTTACGTAAAAGTGGCGGGAGCTACTGTGCAAGGCTCTAATACAGAGCGCTTTACAATGACTGGTAACAACGAGTTAACATCGGATGATACTCAGACTTTAAATGGAAGTGCAATGATATATGTGCATTTTGAAAAAGCTGCTGGAGCTTCGGCTGACACTTACGAGTTTGCGTTATTTCAAAATAGCTCTGAGGTTACAGGAGCTTCAGCTGTCGAGGATCAAAACAACGCCTTAGGATCGACTTCGTTCTTCGTTCCAATTGTTATTGCTGAGAATGATGTTTTTGAAGTTTATGTAAGAAATCGTGATAATCCAAATGATGTGATAGTGGAATCCATGCAAGTAATAATACAATAGGAGAGACAAATGCCTGTATTGACGACAAATTTTAGCTTTAACAAGCCCCTAGTTAATGACCCTATTGATGAGGATCTGTGGGGATTTCAGCTAAATGATAACTGGGAAAACACTGACACATTCTTGAAGCAAGCGCGTGATACTGTATCTAATGACCAGAACACCAATTACACCGTTGTAGAAGATGACAGAAACAAAATCATCCTGGTAGATGCGTCTGGTGGGCCAATTACTATAGACCTTCTTCCCTCCGCTACTGGTGGAGATGGTTATACTGTTACAGTAAAGAAAACCGATAGTTCCACAAATATAGTAACAATAGACGGTAATTTAGCTGAAACAATTGATGGGCAGGCAACACTAGACTTGGTTGCAGAAAATGCTGGTGCTCAATTAGTTACAGATGGATCAAACTGGAATGTTCTTTCTTCTGCCGGACTTGCAAATGACGCTAGTGAGTCTCAGAAAGGTCTTGTGCAATTAGCTACAGATGCTGAGGCACAAGCTCAAACACCACAGGATAGAGCAATAACCCCAACTAACTTGACAGCCATCTCAGCAACTCAAGCTGATATGGAGGCTGGAACTCCTATGAGGTTTGTTACAGCAGATAAGATACAGTTTTCAAAAGTCTCTGCCCAAGCGTGGCTGAACTATGACCAGGTAAATGACATAATAAGGGATAGCGCAGGGGTTTCTAGTGTGGTGGATCTTAATTCTGGAAATTTTAAAGTAAACTTTACCGATCCTTTTGCAAACGCAAATTATATCTTTTTAACGAATGGTTGGCGCGAGGGTTCGAGTCATTACCTTACAGCACTAACTGCATGGCAATTTAATTTAGGGTTTAATGATAAAACTGGATCTGGCATAGAGCTTGAGACTGAATCTGGGGGAAGTGGATTGAGTGTGGATTCAGGTGATAATAACGTAGCATTTTTTGGGGAGTTAGCATGACTGACAAAATAATCATATTTAAAAATACCGATGGGTCATGTGGGGTTTTACATCCTACTCAAGAGGCTCTTAAAACTATGACAATTGAAGAGATAGCTCAAAAAGACATTCCACTTAAGAAAGATTTTCGAGTTGCTTTGAAAAAAGATCTTCCTAAGGATAGGTATTTTAGAGGTGCATGGACAGATGACAAGCCCGGAGAGCAAATAGATGTGGACTTGGAAAAGGCTCAAGTGATTCAAATGGCTCACATAAGGGCGAAAAGAAACAAAAAACTTCAAGATCTAGATATCGAGACAATGAAGGGAAAAGATGTTCAAGTGGAAAAGCAAAAGCTTAGAGACATTCCTGCAATATTTGATCTTTCTAAAGCAAAAACCCCTGAAGAATTAAAAGCATTATGGCCAAAAGAATTAGAGGAGTAACATGGTTGAAGAATACAGGCCCATTATCTTTACGCCAGGTGTCCAGCCTGTTACTGACTTTACTACCTCCTCAACTCAACATTGGGTGGCAGCGGATAAAATACGCTTTGTAGACGGAAGACCTGCTAAGATTGGTGGTTGGCTTAACTTCCCGTTTCAAAGCGACAACACAATAGACGGCTGTGCTAGGGCTATATTTAGCTACGTTCTTGAGAAAAGAAATAGATTTATAATTGGTACTCACACAAGGCTTTATGATCTTACTGGCTCTGACTTAACCAATATAACGCCTTTAGTAACTGCAACAACAGCAATCCCTGATTCTCTTGATTCTAATTATACTACACTTGCTAATGACCCACTTTCTACTGTATCTGGAACAAATGTTATCACCGTAAGTGACCCTGGTACTAAGCTTAAGCCTAGTGATAGGGTAGAAATACTTGGCGCTACAGGGTTTAATGGCATTCCGGCTGGTGAGCTAAATACTCAACATCTTGTGAGAGAGGCTGGCCCAGATGACTACACTTTCTTTGTATCCTCTAATGCCACATCGACTGGCTCAGGTGGGGGCGCTGCAGTGGATCAGGCCACAGCAATAATAACTGTAAATCAAGTAGCTCATGGCAATTTAGACGGAGATAGAGTTAAGATAACTCTTGCAGCTAGCTTTGCTGGTATTCCAGATACTGAGATAAATGCAGAGCATATTATAAGAGATGTAACTACAGACGCATTTGACATAGTTGTGAACACCTTCGCCACCAGTAGCGTGACAGGTGGAGGCGGTGCGGCAACTGAGATTCAAGAGCAAATAGCGCCAGGTGATTGTGATGCAAGTATTGGTCAGGGTTATGGTGCTGGTTTATATGGAGTAGGATTATATGGGGTACCTAAAACTAGCGATAATATCGCAGTATTTCCAAGAAGATGGACTTTCGATAGATTCGGAAACAATATAATACTTTCACCAGGCGAACAAACAGGTGTTTATACTTGGGATTCAGACGAATCAGAAGCTCCTATTCTTTTATCCGGAGCTCCTACTGCTGTGAATCTTGTGTTTGTAAGTAACGAGATTGTTGTAACGCTAGGTGCTAGTAATGTAGGAAATCGCATCCAATGGTCTGACCAAGGGGATTCTACCGATTGGACTCCTCTTGCTACTAACCAGGCTGGACAAGATGATATTGAAGGGGCTGGAACCTTCCTTGCTGTGATTAAACTAAGAAATGTAAATCTACTACTTACCGAAACACAAGTTTATACCTTCCGCTATATCAGGCGCCCTCTTATCTGGGAGATTAAACTTCTAGATGAAAGAAGTGGGATTATTGCGCAGAATGCAAGAATAAGCCATAACGGTATTGCGTATTGGATGGGTGACGATAACTTCTATATGTATAGAGGTGGTAATGTGGAGATTATTCCTAGTAACAGCACCCCCGAAACCACACTCAAGAAGTTTGTATTTGAGAATTTAAACACAGCCCAGAAAAGTAAGATATTTGCCTGGTTTAACAGGAAGTTCCATGAAATCTGGTGGCACTATCCTAGTGCTGGATCTCTAGAATGTGACCGTGTTGTTAGGTTTAACGTGAAGGATTTCACATGGACTCCTGACACAATGGAAAGGACAGCTGGAGAGTACCCTGTTCCTCTTACAGTAAATCCATTTGTAGCCACTTTAAATGACGATAGAACAGAAAGTATCCTATATCAGCATGAGAAGGGTAATAATGACAATCTTGACTCTCTGCCGTTCTCCCTAACGTCTCCGTTTGTAAATAGTGGAACAAGAACAGTTAATGGTCTTGGATTTGCTCCAGATAGCATCCAGACCGGAGATATTAGTGTGCAAATAGCTTTCAAGAAATACCCCCAGGATACAAGGCTGTTTAATAACGGTCCTTATACTGTTACTCCAACTAAAAATCATATTGACTACACTTCTCAAGGGCGCTTTTGGAGATATCTTATAACTGGTGATGAGTTGAATCAGGAATGGATTGCGGGCTTCTGGCAAGAATTTTTAAGGGGGTCTAGCAGACGATGACAACAAGTAACTATCCATTAGTAGAAAGGCAAGAGGATGTTATTCCCGCTCTTAAGGAGATAGGAAGGCTTAGAGAGCAAGAGGACGTCCCTGATTTTGACAATCTGCAAGAACGCTTTGTAAGTGGCAGAAGTACTGATAGAATACCTACAAGTCCGACCGATACTATAGCAACTGATAATGTGGGAGATGTTACTAATGACGGTACATATGAGTATAAACTGCTTGATATTGGAGGCGGAGTTCTTAATTGGGATAGAAGGAGCTTAGATATTGCATGGTAGTTAGAGCAAGAGCCTTTAATATTGAAAAAGATTATGATATGATATTTACATGGTGGAGAGCCCACGGTTCTTTCCCTCCGAAACGAGAGCAGCTACCTTCCACAGGAGTAGTTGTAGAAGTAAATGACAAACCTGTGAGTGCTGGCTTTTTGTACCAAACCGATAGCACGATTTGTGTTTTTGAATTT